GGTTAGTGGTTGGGTATCCAAGTCATCTGGGTCGTAGGAGGGTCCTATTGCCAGTGCTCCATCGGTGAACGTCGAGACACTCGAGTCGTAAGTAAACGTCAGGCTATTGATCTTGTAATGCTTGTAACTTGTCGCCACATTACTCAACCAAGGGCATAACATTCCGTCTCCAGGATTAATCCCAAGTACGAGCATGTTCTCGTACGTCACTGTGTTACCGCTTAACACTTGATGTCCAGCATTCATGCGGTTTATTGTGGTGACGTACTCAGTATGCTTAACTCGCACTCCGCCTTTAACTAATCCGTAGGTTGGAGGTTTTGTTGGTTTACTTGTTTTTAACGTGCTCGTTTTCTGAGGCACTCGACTACTCGGTGGTTGTCTTTGGTTTTGGTTACGTTTACGAGCCATGTTTCACGATTATCACGGGGTGGTTATAAAGTATTAAGAATCGTTGGGGCCAAACCAAATATGGCCCTAACCACCCCGGGAGAACATTACCTTTAATTATGAGTTTCCGGTTCCCCGGTTTCCTCGACCACGTCGATGTCGACGACGTAGCCCCAATCGCTGATCGGGTTGCCGTTCAGCCGGAATGGTAACATCACCATTTCCGGTTGCTCCTCCCCGACCATGTACACCGCTACGTACATGATGGGCGGAGGCGACAGCAACTCTTCGGGCGACAAAGGCTCTAGAGTCATTGACTCGGGAAGGTCGATTTGTCGGGTTGTCGGTCTCATTCTCAACTACTGTCTCAAGCTTTGTGCGTTTCACAATCGGACGTGCAACGTCCCCATCAACCACTGTCTCGTGTTTGGTTTCGGCTACTTCAGGCTCGACGATTAGTGGTGGGGACAGCAAGGAGTACAAGTTGTTGCACGATTCCAACCAAGAACTAAATAGGTCATAATCGATGTTGGGCAACTGCTTATCCAATACAACCTGATAATCCTCTCGGTACTCATTTGGAAACTGGTTCTCGACCGGTATGTCGGAGCCGAATCTAACTAGATTATGGTGCTTCGACATAGCGGGAGCTCCGCCATTTAGCTCGATAGCTTTGGACACTAATGGTCCCAAGATAGGCGAGTTCCTATCAGTTAGATAAAATGCCCGGGATTTCTCCAACAGTTTCTCTACAGGAACCACTCCCTGGAGTTTTACTGTGGTGTGAAATTTTCCTAACTGGCGTCTTAAATCACAACAGGAATTGGGGTCTCCGAACCAGACATCAGATGTGTAAAACCGAGACAGAAATACAATGCCGAGGTCACCTCGCTGGATGGTTTCGGTAGTGAGCTGCAGTCCAAACATCTTAGCGGTTTTCTCGTACGTGTCGCTATCGATATCCGGTGTCAGTCCATCATCACCACCGTACACCCCGAGTTTACTCCAGGCAACATCAGGCTCAACATATTCACCATTAATTTTTGACAAACGCCAAGTGGCGTAAGCAATAAACGCGTTAACTATGGTATTGAAAATGGAGGTCTCTGGTGACCCGGAGGCTCGCGAAGTTCCGGATAAGTACTTGACATAAAACCTGGTCAAACCAGTTTTGTTGAATTGGTTACTATGCAGATCTAGTACTTCTGCAACGCAGCTTGGATGGAACGCTCGTCTAATTATCATACGTTCAAGTTCTCGTATAATATCAGAAATGGTCCCATCAAATTTGCTAAAATCACTTGGTACGGCCCATTCAGCATTGGCCAGTATGTCAGTGATACGTTCAGCAACCTGCCTCGGTGTACGTGAGAATGCATACCACTCAATATGCTCGGCCTCCTTTACATAGTTAGCCAATGCATACATATACCGGGAGTATTCAACCTTCGTGGTTGACGGAAGCGTAGTAATGTTTCTAGGGGGTTTGGGCATTCCATAACACTCTTTCTTCTGGAAGGACTTGAATATATCGTGGTCAGTTTGTACGGCTGCCGCATCAATAATTCTCGTCTGAGATGGTCTATACTGTTTTTCATAAACCATGTCGTAGTCCTCAGGGTAAAGTTGGTGTTTCTTGGGGAATAACTTATTCACAAACTCCCGCATCACTCGATCCATTATGGGGGTTTTAGTCAGTTTACCGGGTTTTACGTTCGTCAACCTGTGCTTAATGCACGCTTTGTCATTCTCTCTCGACAATTTGGGTGCATAGGCTTCATGTACTAGCGGCGACATGTAGGCTTCTACTGAATCTTTTGCCTCCATATCAGCTACAGGTAATTGAACGTATTCGTAACCTCGAACAGCCTCTTCGACAGGAAACACGGTGGTGGTTGGAGCAATCTGTTTCTTCATGGTTAAGTGATACTTGTATAACGGAGCGGCTTTCGCTCTCGTCTCGGCAAGAGATAGATTGTCGTCATCAACATACTGCATGGCAGCAGCCATGGTCAACTTGGTTTTGGAACATTCGGCGGTAATCGACAACGCTTCATCGTATTTAGCGGGTATCGTCGTACACACAAATGACCCAGTAGTTCCAAGGGACGTCATCAACTGTTCTTTCGTCTGGACTTGCAAGCGTGCGAACTCTCCGACAACGGGGTTCAATCTACGCAATGCGGGCCCCATAAC